GATGGTGTTAGACTTCCCATCTCTCTTAGTTGCTTCCCTATTTTTTCAAGGATATATACATTAAGTTCATTTACCCTATTTACAAGCCTCTCTGATAGTCTTTCTATCACTTCTTGACTTAACATATCTATTCACCTAGCAAATCTTTTACAGTCGGATTTTCTTGTTTGATTTCTTTTATCTTTTCCTTTGCAGTTTCTAAATCCTCATCAGGTTTTATAAATTGTCTTACTTCTTCTTGTTTAATAATATTTCTATCTAACCCATCTATTAATTGTCTATATGATTCTTGAGTATCTTCTATTAAATCATAAGACCAATCTGTTTTTAATTGATTTTCTCCTTGAGGTGTAATCTTGAAATAATTAGATAAAACATTGCAACCATATAAAAAGTCTTCTAATCCTTCTTCTAAATTATCTCTAATGTCATCTACTAAATCAAAAGTATCTTTTAACATTTTTTTAATCTGTGTTGCAGTAGCATTAAATGTTTCTACCTTTGTAATAACACCTTCACTTGCACTAATCATTTTTTCTAACAATGCACATTGTTGTACAAGCTTTTTAAATAAAGGTTCTTCTCTGTATGATGGATCAAATACTTGCCAAAAATCATTAGCTACATTATCAGCCATTTTATATAATCCATTCTTAGATAATCCATTTTTACCATTAAACATCGTTGAATCAGCACATACAAAAACTTCTTTCAAATCAAATTCTCTTTCAATTTGATCCAAAGTTTTTCTAATCTTGTTGATTTGTTTATCACAACCAAAGGTAATAGGCACACCATAATCATCATTTTGTTGCCTATTATCTACTGGAGACTTTAAAAACATAAATGGCATTTTTTCTACATTTGTTATTGCAAAGTCTGTAATATTACCCCATTGTTCAATTGTTTCTAAACTTATAGGTGTACTTTCTAATGTAGCCCTATATTTAATATATAAAGCATTATTGTCTAATGTATAATCTGCCCATCTATAATAATTCTTTTGGTCTTTTACAATATGTTCTGCTAAAAATGTACAATCAACTATTTCATCACCAATTTTTTTATTTATATGAAATCTGTTTTGCGTGATAATATTAAAGTATATTTTTTTATTTGCCACATATGGAACTGCCAAAACACCACCAACACCCAAACCTCTAGCGACTATCTTTTTCATTTTTTTTCTTAGTTTTTTTATTACCTTTTGCAAGTCTTTAGCTCTAGCACTATCTCCTATAATTTCAATATTACTATCTGAAACAGTATAATTTGCAAATTTATTTGAAAAAATTGCAGTGAAATTAATATCTTTGCTATCTTCATAATTATTAACATATCTCTCGTTTTCAGTAGTAACTGAATTATCAAAATTTGATTTTTTACCAAACAAAGCTAAAACTCTTTGCCACATACTCTGTATCATATTATCTACCTCTTTTCATCCATACTCTTTCCATTGCATACCTCACATCTGCCATGTGATGATCTGCTTGTCCTTCAGGGTAACCTGTTATAATGTTTCCATCTTTATCTTTATCATATTCATATTCTGTAAACTCCTTAGCAGTTTTGGGACATCTTTGTTGGTCTATTACTATTTTATTTAAAGTTTGTAGCCATTTAAATCCCACTGCAACACTTCCTGGACCTTTTTCTGCTCCACGCATCATCCAACCCCAAGAGCGAAAGTCTCCAATTGATTTCATTTCGTTACTATCAGCAGTTATTAATTCTTCTTTAGATAAATTATTTTTTAAAAATATTTCTTGTAATTCTAAATTACCTTTTTTTAATTCCTCTAATTCAAAATAAATATATAATGTTCTTTGCGAAGAATCATAGTGCATATCATTATATGCAAATGGATCAGGATAGTAACCCCAGTCTATACCATGATAAAGGTTATCAAAATGAGATATTTCTTCATCTGCTATTTCTCTTAGTTCAATATTATTAAAAACATTTGATCCATCCCCAACTTCTGCACCTAAATATTCATTATCATATATAGTTGGATTATTCTCTCTGTACCATTCTGCTTCATCAATAAAAGGCTGTCCTAACCACTTAATAGGAACAGTTCTATAATCGCTTAAATGAACTATTCTAGTTTCTTTTAAAAGCTTCTTTTCTTTATTTACAAAATGTTGTGAGCTTGTTGGTGTATTATAAGAATAAAAAAGAACAAAGTCATTTCCACCTCTCATTAAAGATTGGTTTATTTTTCTAACTTCATTCATTCCATTAAATTGGTCAAATTCTTCGTACCAAACAATCCCAGTATACATTCCTTTTGGTGGCTTTAATGATTTTATTTTTCCATAATCATCTGCACCTCTAAAAAATATTTTTTGACCTGTTGATTTTTTTGTTATTTCAAGTGGTGACTTAGTTAATTTATAATCACCTTTTAATCCTGGATATGTTTCTTCTAATGTTTCTAATGCCCATTCAAGTTGTGAATAAACACTATCCTTTAATGTATCTTTTACTTTTCTTAACACTACTGCACACATGGAACTATTATTTTCTAACAGCTCTATTGTTTTTTCACTTATGTAAGAAGATTTGGCAGACCCTCTACCACCTTCAAAAAAATATTCTCTATATTCTCTTTCATCAATACTTCTATTGATGTCAACAAATGAACTAGCTATGTCTTTTGCAGGTATATAAATATCTCTTTCTTCTTTTTCCTCTTTAGTTTCTGCTCCTATGAATTCTCCTACTGTATCTCTACAAAATTCAGCTGCTCTAGTATCAGCTTGTGAAATTGCTTTAACCACTTGAGAATAAGCTATTGCAGTTTGAACATTCATATCTTCATCTGTAATGCCTATTTCTTCTAATTGCTTAGGTACTTCAGCAACTGGTATCTTAGCTGATAACATAAGTTCCATTGCTTCACGCATTGTCTTTTTTCTTCTTCGTGCCTCTCCTGATTTAATGCCACCTTTGACAGACAAAGCTCTTGCTTCAGTCTTGCTTCGTTTGGTAACAGGCACTAAATTCTTTTGAGCCATTTAGCCACCTACTTTTGTTCTTCTTTAGTTTCTTTAACTTCTTCTATGTATACTTGTTTGTTGGCATTATTACCTTTTAATCTTTTAACATCTTCTTCTGTCAAACCTTTAATAAAAGAGTCAACTTTATACTTCTTTCCTTTTTCAAATACTTCTCTTATTACTCTATATTTATTTTTCATTTGTTTTCCTCCTAATCTTTTATAAATTCATCTGTTTTTGTTGAAATCACACCTTCTAAAATTTCGGCGTTGTTATTAGTTATAATTAATTTAATATGAGGATGAAACTCATTTAAATATTTTATTAATGGTTTAACCTTTTCTTCAAATTCTTTTCTATCTATATTGTTTAACATATAATTATCTCCTTTTTTCTAAAATATAATTGCCATAATTAAAATTGGCAACATTGTAATCATTATTCCTATTGATAATTTTTTATTTTCTTTTAAATCTCTTATTGCCATTAAATAAAGTATTAACAATAATGTTATGCTATATGTTTTTAATACAAATGTAATCATTCTTGTTTTCCACCTTTCTTTGTTTCAGGGCTATCTTTTAATGGAAGTATTGATTCAAAACGACTATGAAAAATATCAGCCATTTCTAATACACATATATCTATTAATAATCCACCTTTTGCAAGTTTTGGCTTCTTATCTATTTCTCTTTTTTTATAACCTTTGCACAAATTATCTTCAGTATAAATCCTATCATTTGCACAATCTGTTTTAAGACAACCATTGCATGTTAATTTTGGTATCTTAATAATAAATTTATTGATAAATCTTAATATATTTCTTGCTAAAAATCTCATGGTTTACCTCTTTCTATTTATTAACTCTTTACATGATATCTAGTGCCAAGTTCACTAACGCTTAAGTTATTTTATATACAAGATAGTAAAAACCTTAATTTAATAAGTTAAAACCCAGGACTTGTTTTTTAATACCACATAAACAATTAACAAAATGGTAAATTGGCAAAAGAAAACACTCCCCTAAAATAGAAAAGTGCTATTAAAATTAATTCTAAATCAATTATAGAAAAAGTAAAGTTTCTGATTTATAATTAATTCATTGTACTAATTATATAATAGATTTTAGGTATTACATAGGAACGATTTCGGAACTGTTTCGGAAAGAATTATTCTTTTTGTCAAGCTCTATACAATTCTTTTAATAATTCTCCTAAAAATATTACAAACTCAACTGTTAAATCCAACGGAAATATATTGTTGTGTTTACCTATCATATTATCAAATGTAGAATCACTATAATATGCATGAAATGTACAACCATCTTTTATTTCAATATATCCATTTTTATTATTTGTTAATTTTACATCAGGATATTTAGAATCACTACACCCTTTAATTGAATGAATATGCCAATTATATTTTGATAACTTTTCTTCTATTATTTTCATTTCCATTTAAACACGCCTTTCCAAAACTCATACATATTATCTATGAAGATTTTAATACCATCAGCAATTGGTTCTGCAAAAGACATACAAAACTCTATTAT